GCTATGTACGTTAACGATCGCCGCCCAAAAATTTGAGATCCTATATAATTATACTGTGGGCTATTGGGAGCGAGTGAAGGATTTTTTTGAACATCCACCCAGTCACAATCTGAAGGTGGGAGATTTAGTAACGTGTACATGCCATGGCGGTGTGGCGATCGTGACAGAGCTATATGACAATCCGGCGGAGATTGAATATCCTAAAATGAATATGGCAAAGATATGGTGGATTAGGCGCGCCCACTCGGATCAGCCGCGGGTATGGTTGCATACAATTGGAAGATTAAATAAGTATAGTTTGTTTGCCGGCACATGGAAGACATAGAAAGTTATATTAATGACCATGGTAAAGGCGCGAGAAGAAAAGAGTCCACGTGTGCATGCTATGCTAACGGGCCGTGATGCTCCACATATATCTACAGCACGCGGTGATATGTCTACAGCAGGTGTACAGCATGCCGGCAGAACTCATTAATTGCTAGCAGCGGGTATATTGGCCTGACGAGGATTGAGCGATTAAAGGCTCCAATTTGGTCAAAATTTTACCCTCGCACCTCTTTGTCAAAACTATAATTTGATGGTCTTGTCGACGATTTTGGTGGGCATGCTGGTCATGCTGGTGTGTGCTTGGCTGTGTTTGCATGCGGCGGGGGGAAGCTGATTAGAAAATTTTTAGAAGAAAAAAATTCGAAATTTAAAAAAATGCGCGGGAAAAATTCGGCGTCAATGCATATCTACTAATGTGGGTGGCTATAACAAACAAACCATTTTTAAATTGGATGGAGGGGAACATCGATGCCCTCTTTGTGGCTCTCCTATTCGGTGGTCGTGTCCCGGGAACTTGGGGTATGCGTATTGTGCCATGGCCCCTGATGCTACCCGGGTATTTAAAATAGGGCATGCGCACTTGTTGGATTTTTGTCATTGGCAGGGAAAGGTGTGGAGAAGACCTAATGGCAAAATAGAAATATATTATTATCCATGAAGAACCACCAAACAGCAATATTATATAGGAGTTTTGTAATTGGGGACCTCGTTACAATAGCCCCGACATTCCGGAATTCTATTACTGATTTTGACTTTGAGAAGTATATTGGAATCGTTATCAAAATATTTGAAGATAACGAGTATACTGTTTATTGGACCAGTTCACCAATGAACAATTATCAACATGGAATGTGGAACGGCGATCATCTGGTGAAGGTTGAAGAATACGAAAAGAGTCTCCGTGATAAAAAGAAGTTGCATGTTGAAGAGTTATGAGTTATAATAATAAAGTAGAAACATATGTTAAAGGAGATTTGGTGTATTTCACTGGTTATCAAATTGACAGTTCGCCACTGGCGCACAAAGTAGGAATTGTTATGAACAACGGCGTGGGCCCGGCGGCTAGCACCCTATATGAAATTCTTTGGTTATATGATGGTTCAACAATTTCAGTGGAAGCCAAGCATCTTACTTTAGCTTATACGAGAGAATGAACTATTTATGAATATGAAGATTACAAAGTCAGACCTCATTCAGTTAATAAATGAAGAATTAACTCGTGATGACAAAAGCCAAATTAAAAAAATGATCGATGATGCTATCGAGAAGGGTGTGAAGCGCGACCTCAAAAAGCATTTAGAGGACGAGCTTGTAAAGGCACTAAAATCAAACGATGTGAAAGCTGATATAGGGGAAATTGCTAAAAAAGTGATCAAAAAGCTGTATAAAGACTTATCATTCCATCACCCATATATTATCGATCGCATCAAGGTATAATGTTTAGTTCGAAAGAAAATTCCGCTATTCTAGGCTCTTGGATTAAAGACGAGTATCGCAATGATCGATCGCTCGGCTTTGTTGTGAATATCGACGAACAAACAAATATGATGTTGGTGCGGTTCCCAAAAAAAGGAAAAGACTCATGGGTAATATGGCAGAATCATGGTCATTATAAAGTAATCAATTCATAGCCTTCTTTTATAGTTCAGACTATTTAAATGATATCAAATAATTTGGAGAACAAAAAGTGAAATTTTTAACACTATATATTTTCGTCATTGCTACTGCCATAGCCGGCGCCAAGGATGCCCAAAAGGAGACAAAGTCTCCACAAGTCCAAGTGCCCTCCTCACAACCAGTGGGCGACAAATTTTTTAAAATTCCAACAAAAGAATGTAAGCTTGAAGGCGCCACTTTTGAAGAATCCTTAAAAGCATGTATCAAAGTGGAAAGGCGCTGGCTTCATATTTAATCCGCTCTATGTATAGATGTGGATATAGAATTAGATAGTGGTGACGTTATTGTCGACGTGAACACCAAAGAAACCGGCTTGTTAGTAAGAAGGTATAATATATTCGAGCATGCGGAGGATCCCATATACGCGCCGCTTGCTGCTTGGGAAATTGTTTGGTCTGGTACTCAAGTGAGGGCCGGGCGGCTGCATTCATTTACTGAAGAAAGTATTAAGAATATGATAAGAGCGTCGGCATTATTACTTATTAAAAATAATTAATTTGTGGAAGAATACTCGAAAGCCTTGCAATATCAGTTCAAATGTGTTATATTACGTATAGGTGATATAGTCATCGACAACGTTGGTGGCCACGTAGGAATCCTGGTAGCTAAAACACGACACATCGATATGATTAAGGACGATGTATATGTGTGGGAAGTAAAATGGATTAACAATGTGGTCAAAGAGTTATACGAGCATAATCCTGCTTCAACTTTATTAGAAGAAGAGAATTTAAAATTATGCATAATTGTAGGAACATACCAATGGCATTCAGTAACAGGAGAAACTTTTGAGTTATAATTGGAATGTGTATAAAATCTTCAAAAACGGTAAGCGCGCTAAAGCGCCTGTAACGGTTTTTGAATGCGAAGAGGGGGAGGTAGCAGATTACTTTCAGAATGAATTTAAGGCTAGCCTAAAGTTATCGACAGATAGTTATAAGATTATTCGGTCAGATCTGCCACAAGCCCGCGCAGTTGAATTAGTAGATAAAGAAAAGGAATTAAAAGAGAAGAGAAAAATACGAACGTTAGCACGATTAGTCCGACAGAACAGAGTCCCAGTGCCCAAAGGGGGGAATATCGGAACAGCGCTTATTTATAGTGCCAAGACAAATTGGAATTGGCAATGGGCAGCGATTGAGAAGGGAACTTCTAATTATATTCAGGGGTTAAGTCCTACCTTTGATACACATAAAGAAGCTCAAATTTGGATCGAAAATCAAATCTCTTTGGAAACATAATATGGAACATCCAGATGGGTGATTTAGTTAAAGTAAAAAAGCATGATTATAGCGGAAACACATATTATCATCACGGCATTGTAATAGGCGATAAAGAAGAATGTCAATTGCAATTATTTCCTTATGTGATGGTTTATATATTTGAAACGGCCAATACTGTGAAAGAATACCCCAGCGCTCTAGAGGTTATTTCTACTATTGAGCCATAGTTAGAATTATGGGTCTTAAAAAGATTTATGTCCGGATTTGTGCCGCGGCAACAGGATTAAATCTCGGAATCATAATGTATGGCATTGGTCGCGACCTATGGGAACTAATACCTTTAGGGGTTCTTAATATACTCCTTTTGTTGCCGGCTTTTTTTATGGAAGAAGACCAAGATGACTAACCCTTCACTACTTAAATGTGGAGGGTCATCATAATGATCATAAAAATTTTATTAGCATTGATATTTGTTAGCACCGCGGTGGCAGACGATAATATCGCAATTAGCAACAATAATTTAAAAACGGAAGCAATCGAAGTTAGTTCGAAAATGTCTTCGACTGAAAAGAAAGCAAGAAACAATGCCGTAAGGGTGTTGACCGGACAAGGCCATGGCAGCGGCGGCATTGTAAAATACAAAGACATTCAATTAGTCCTCACAGCGCAACATGTCGCTGACGGTGTTATAGGAACGCCCTATATGCTGCAAACTGAAAGTGAAGAAAGAATGGGTGTTCTAATATATGCAGACCCGCTTCATGATACAGCTGTAATCTTTGTAGTACATCAATTTGATAATACACGCGGAATTAAATTTAAGCCGGCGCCGGGTATACCACAGCCCGGTGACGAAATCACATATTCAGGTTTTCCATCGTGGCATAGTTTAATGACATATCGTGGGCGAGTGGCGGGGTATGTAACACACCCTGATGCCGGCACTCAAATTATGTTAAATACTTATGGGTGGTTCGGTTGCAGTGGCGCGTTAGTCTATAATGAGGATAGTCAGCCACTTGGTATTTTGTGGGGCATTGATTTGCAGCGCGGCCTCCCACAAGAAAATATGATTTGGGTTTCTCCCATTCAGAATTTAGACATGAAATTAGCCTTAAAAGCGCTTTGTACGTCCGCAAATAATGATTTTAAAGCATGTAAATAACGTGAAATATAGTTGGGATAAATTTTTAAATGTCGACGCGTCCGACGAAGCGGGAATTGTGATATGTCTTGACGCGAACCACCGCGTTTTAATCTTACGACGGTCGGATATTGATGAGCGGGAAGGTCAGTGGACCGTCCCCGGAGGCCATATAGATGAGGAAGATGGCTCAATTGAGGCTGGCACCATACGAGAACTAAAAGAGGAAACTGGGCTGCATTGTGAGATTGAGGATTTGGTATATATCGGTGAGCCAAAACCAAAAAAGTACTATTTTTTAACCCAAGAGTGGTCTGGGGATGTTAATGTTGATATCCCAAACCCAAAAACAGGCGAAGTTGAACACGATGAGT